GCGCGCCGGCCGGCCGGCTATCCAGCTTAACCTGGCCGAGTTCGGTCGCGCCGAGCCGGACCGGTCCGCCGGCGTCGTCACCCGCCGTTGCCCGGCGGTTGCCGACCCGCCGCCGCGTCGCCTGGTCCGCCTGCGTGATGCGGCCCTCCACGTCACTCATCACTCATCACTCCTCGTCCCCGTCGACCTCGCGCAGCTCGAGCGTCTGGCGCAGCATCCCGTAGGCGGTGGCGTCGCGCTCGACGCGCTCCGCAATGACGTAGAAGCGCTTGTTGGTCCAGGTGAAGCGCCCGCCGCTCGCCGTCAGGCGCAGGACGTTGTGCAGCGTCGCCGTCACGCCCGGCAGCGTCACGCGCGCGCCCTTGGTCGCGTTCAGCACCCGGTAGCGCGCTTCGGCGACGCGCGCCGCCGCCGCCTCGGTCGCGACCCAGACATTGATGCGGCTGATATCCAGGCCGCCGCCACCGGAGGGACTGGGGGGATACAGCACGGTGAACGAGGGGAGGGGCACGCTGGTGGCCGATACGAGCGCCGGCGGCGCCGGCGTGACCGCGACCGCGCGCACGGGCCGGTCGTCGCCGTCGAGCAGCTCGATCGGGCCCAGGCACGACGTCCGGTCGATCGTCGCCAGTGATGCGTCGGCCGTCGGCTTGGCCGGCTGCAGGCGGACCGCCGTCAGCGTCGAGTGCCGGTCGCAGAAGCCGGCCCAGGCGCCGTTGGGCAGGGCGGCGGCCAGCGAGCCCATCGCCGAGCCACGCGGCATATTGAACGCGAACACCTCGTCGTCGCCGGCGTCGTCCCAGTCCTGCCACCACTCGCGGACGACATTGACGATCTCTGTCGCCGGGTAGCGTTCCGACCCGATGCGAACGTGGATGTGATAGCGCAGCACGTGATGCAGCAGGATGCCGACCGTCAGCCGTGGCAGCCAGTGCAGCCCCCAGGTCAGGAACCAGGGGAAGCTCTCGCGCGGCGTGGCGACGCTGGTGACGCCGAAGGCGGCCGCCAGGCTGTCGTTGATGAGACCGAAGTCGGAGCAGTCGACGCCGCGCTGGGCGAAGAACGCCTCGGCGGTCGCGATCTCCAGCGTCGTCTGCTCATTGACCGCGCTGTCGGTCGCGCTGACGCCGACGACGAAGCCGGAGAACACCTCGCCCTCGAACAGCACGCCATCGTAGGTATTTTCATGATAGGCGCAGATCATCTGGCCGCGGCGGAAGGTTTCGGGCGCCGGGCCGTGGATGACGACCGTGCCGCGATAGCCGCCCCAGCCGCTGCCGGTCATCGCGCCGGACAGCCCGACCAGCTCGGCATTGGCGATCGGCACGTCGGGCGGCGTGCCCAGGTGTGGCCGTTCGACGACGCGCACGTACAGGCGGCGCTTGCCCTCGATGCCGTTGCTGTCGGTGACGGTCAGTTCCACGCGGGCGATGCCGAGCGTGTCGAATTCGATCGTGCAACTACTGCTGCTGCCGCCGCTGACGATGCTGGCGCCGTCGACATCCCAGTCATACCCACTGACGCCACTGCGCGCGTCGTAGGTGCTCATCCGCCCGTGGCCGTTCATGGTCGTCAGTGCTGTCGCCGGTGGCGGGATCCAGTTTTCATAGGAATCGCCGCCGTCGAACACCCGTTCCTGCCCCAGCCAGGCCATCAGCAGCGGGCCGCCACCCGAGCCGGCGAAGGTGGTGATGCGTGCCGTCGGCGGCAGCTTGTCGTGGTCGTCGGGTGGCGTGCCGCCAGTGCGGCAGTCTTCGTCGTGACATTCCGGCGTGCAATGCGGGCCGGTGACGATAAAGAGTTGCCCATGGCCTTGACGGGGGCGATCGAGGACCATCAGGGTCTCCAGTAATGAGTGATGAGTAATGAGTGATGAGTGGGGACGCCGCTCTGCGGCCTGTCCGTCATCGCACCGATCACACCAGCCATCCCATTCCCTGACTCATCACTCATCACTCATCACTCATCACTTAGACGAGCCCCAGTCCCTGGATCACCCATTCCAGATCGTAGACGTGCCAGCCCGACCGCGCCGCGTAGGTCGGCCGCAGCGGCACGCACGTCTGCTCAGTCATACCGCCGGTTTTGTCCGAGTAGTAGCGGACGACGGCGCGCCCACCGGCCCCCTGCGCCGCCTGCCAGGTATCGACCAGGGCTTCCAGCCAGGCCGGCTCCCACGGCCCGGCCCAGCGCAGCACGACGGTATCCAGGCCGTCATACGTGACCGTGCCGTCGGCGCCGACGAACGGTTCCGGTCCGATCACGGGCGCGTCGGTCGGCTGGAAGCCCACCGGAAACGGCGTGACCGGCCCCGTGACGCTGACGCCATAATTGACGGTGGAATAGGGCATCTGGCTCCTGCCTACGTGTTGGGCATGGTGGACGTGACCCAGTGGCTGACGGCGCCGATCTGCTCGCCGCCGGCGCGCAGCGACTTCCGGTACTCCTCGTGCGCCTTGCTCAGCGTATCCAGGTCGTCGGTCGTCGTCTGGATCTCTTTGGCGAACAGATCGAGCGAGGCCCTAGTATCGTTGACCTTCTGCACCATCAGGCCGATCTGCTCCGCGAACCGCTCGGACGCGAGCCGCTGGTTCTCGAGGAGGTCCGTCATTGCGCGCTGGGCGGACGTCGCCAGGTCGGCGAAGGCATCGGCGCGGCGGGTTTCCAGATCGGCGAGCGCGTCGCCCTGGCGCGTGCCGAGATCGCGCATGGCCCGCGCGCCGCCCAGCCCGATCTGTGCCGCCTGCCGCGCGCCACCGGTCGCCAGGTCGGCCAGCGCGTCCTGCCGCTGGATGGCGGCGCCGATCAGGGCGCCGGTCAGGCCGCCGGGCAGCACCTCGCTCAGCACGGCGCCGCGGACGCTGCGCTGGTAGCCGCGCTCGATATCCTCGCGCCCGTAGCCCTGCTGCGTCGCCAGGTCGGCATAGGCGTCGCCGAGGTTGACGCCGAGGTCACGGCGCGCCCGCGCGGCCGACGTCGCCAGGTCGCGCGCCGACCGGCTGAAGGAGGTGTCCAGATCGGCGGCTTGCCGGCCGATGGTGCGCTGGAGGAGCAGCCGCTCGCGCGCCTGGTCCTCCGCGAACGCGCCCTGTGCCCGACCGATCGCCGCCGCCTGGTCGGCCAGATCGCGCCGGCCAACGGCGAGCCGCGTCTGCGCCTGCATGAAGTCGTAGACCTGGGCCGGTGTCCGCTGGAGCGGGAAGATGGCCGGCGTCCCGGTGACGACGCCCGTCTCGCCCGGTGGCGCCGCCGCGCCTTCACGGACCATGCGCCGGCTGAGCGCGCGCCCCAGCGCACTGTCATCCACGTCGGCCGGGATCCCCAACTGCCCCAGCGCGCCGTTGATCTGCCGGCCGGCTTCGGCGAGCGCGTCCGTGACCGGTTTGGCGATATCGCCCAGGTTCGGCCCGGGCGCCCCGTCCGGTGGTCGCGGCGACACCAGGCCGGCGCCGCCCCCGCTATACGCACTGCTCTCCAGCACGCGCGTTGAGACCTCTTCCCACCAGGCGCGCGCCGGCTCGAGCCGCTCGCCAATCGTCCGCATCGCCGCCGTGCGCCGGTCCTCGATCGAGCGGTCGAAGGCGGTGACGCCGCGCAGCTCGCGGTAGGCATCGCTGGCCGCGCCTGCCGCCCCGATGGCGCCCGTGGCCAGCGCCATCGCGGAGAAGCTGAACGCCCCCAGCGACAGCAGCGGTGACGTGCCCGACAGAACGCCGCCGAAGAGCGGCCGGCCACCGCCACCGGCCGCTGCCGCTGCCCCCGTGCCGGCCTGTGCCGCCGCCTGCTGCGCGCCGCGCGCCATACCCCGGCGCAGGCCTTCGACCTCGCGCTGGACGATCTGCTCGCCGGCCCGCTCGGTCGTCTGGGCGGGGGCGCCACCCGCATACTGCCGCGCCAGCGCCATGACCTGACCGGACGGCGTCCCCTGGGGCAGCGCCGACATGGCGCGCGTGATGTCGCCATACGCCACCGCGCCGGCCGGGAAGGCAACGCCGCCGATCTGCACGGGCGCGCCCGACCGCGTCGGCGGGGCCGTGGCGCCCACCAGCGCCGCCGACCGCCCCAGCGCCTGATGCCCGACCTGGCCCCCGATCCCCGACCCCCGATCCCCGATCCCCGCCCCGCCCGCCAGCGCGCGCTGCTTGTCGCGCTCGAAGGCCGCCAGCGCCGCCCGCGCCTCGCGGTCGTCGATCGTGATCTTGACGACGGCGTTCTCGGTGATCGACATCGCCTAGCCCTTGCCCGTCAACAAGCGACGCGCGATCGTCCGCGCTGCTGCCTGGACCGCCGCCGCCGGGATCACCAGCGGTCGGGCCGGGGCGGTGCCGGCGCCGTCGTTCAGCAGTGGCACGCGCCAGTCATCGCTGCCCAGCATGACGCTGTCGTCGGTGGTGGCCGTCACCCAGCTCGCCTGGTAGGCGCCCGACCGGCGCAGGATAGGATGGGCCGACCCGCGCTCGGCGACCGTCGACGGCGCCAGCGGCGCCCAGCCCGGCCCCTCGGCGACAAAGGCGGCATCCTTCGCGGCGACCAGCGCGCGGCCACCAGCGGCCAGCGCGGCGGCGCGGTCGTTCAGGCGCGCCAGCACCTGTGCGGTGACGGTGGCCATTAGCGGCGCCTCCTGGGCGGGCCGGCTCGCTGCGCCGCCAGCCAGCGTGACACCACCGCGTCACGCGCCCGCCGCGCCGCGTCCAGCTTCGCCCGGTCGTCGGTCGCCAGCGACCGCTCGATCGGTCCCCGACCCCCGACCCCCGACCCCCGACCCCCCGCCCGCCGGGCATAGGCGACGGCGTAGCGCGCCCGCCGTAAGTCGGCGACAAGCGCGGGCGGCCAGTCATGCGCGGGACCGGGATGAGGCGGCACGCCAAACTCCTCACACAACAGATAGACCAGCCAGTGATCGCGGTCGTACAGGGGGCCGGGGGCGGGCCAGTCGGCGGTGTCGTCGTCGGGGCTGGTGACGCGTGCCGTCGCCAGGGCGAGCAGCTCGTCGGCCGGCATCGGCTGGGGGCCGGCCGGCGCTAGGCGTTTGGGACGGCGCCCAGGAACGGGTTGAGGTGGTAGATCTCCGTCAGGCAGGCGTCGACGTCGGCCGGGTCGGCGGCCTCCAGCTCGTCGGGGGTCGGCGCATCGCCGTCGCCGGCCCAGCACTCGCGCACCAGGGGCGCGTAGCCGGCCCAGACGATGCGGAGCGCGTCGAGCGTCACGCGGTCGTCGTGCAATGGGTCACGCGCCGCCGCCGGGTAGCGCGCCTCTAGCCGGGCGTGCGCCTGGCCGCGGGCCGCGTCGATGCGCGCCCGCTCCAGCGCCGTCGTCAGGCGCCGAAAGGCAGCCGGCCGACCGCAGAGGGAAAGTGATGCGTGATGCGTGATGAGTGATGAGTTCGGAGCGGATGAGTCGGCCGCACCGGAGGCGGCGGGTGGGTCCGCCCCCGGCTCAGCCGTGGTAAGTGCCCGCGATGGGCTGTCAGTGGTCGGCGTGCTCGGCATCCCCCGTCCCTCCCCACTCATCACGCATCACGCATCACGCATCACTCGTTAGCCCAGATAACTGAAATCCGACCCGTCTCGGACTTCGGCCGTCATGGTGGTCGTGCAGACGGCGCTGAACGGGACCACCACGTCCCTGCCTGGGGTGGTCACGACGTTGGCCGGCATCCAGTAGCGCGCGTCGGCGAAGTCGATCGCCAGATACCCCGGCACGTTGTTGGGCGCGACGTCGCCGATATTGCTGTCCGTGCTGAGCTTCAGCCGGAAGGCGCCTTCCTGAAACTCGGCGCCGGCTTCCGTCTCCGACGCGCCACCGTAGGCCAGCGCGCGGTAGATCTCGTCATTGCAGGCCAGCACGCCCGACAGCGTCACGATCAGGCCGGTGGCGGTGATGTCCTGCGGATAGGACGAGCCGATACACTGGTTATCCGCGAACAGCGCCTGCGTCACCAGCAGATCGACGGCGCGGAAGCACACGTCGTCTTCACCCCAGATGACGGCGTCGGCGGCGATGATGTCGGCGACGGCCGATGGCTCGAGCGGGTTGGGGTCGGCGGTCGGGACCAGCGCCGACGTCATATGGCGCCGGCCGAGCCCGGCCATGCGCGCCTGGAGCGGCTGACCGGGGATGACGTTCAGCTCGGCGACGGCGATGCGGCTGTCGATGTGCTGCACGATCGGCCCCTGCGGCCCGTAGTGGGCGCCGAAGGTGTAGTACGGCACGTCGGCGCTGGTGGTGGCCGGCGCCAGCGTCGCGACGGCCGGCGTGCCGGTGACGCCCGTCTTGACCAGGCCGGCGCCCTGAAAGATCAGTGCCGCCGCACGCAGATAGCAGCGGCCGGCGGCGTTGAAGCTGGGACGGGCGCCGACGCGGCGGACGCGGTTGCCGGTGTAGTAACCGCCGCCGACCTCGAGCTGGCCCTGGTCGATCAGCAGCCCCGGCCCCTCGTCGCCGCCCAGGTGGATGATCTCGTAGGTCGTCGTGGCCGGCGTGCCCTTGGCAGTCTGGGGCGATAGGCTGTACCGCACATCCCCCGCGCTGGCCGGCGTGTCAAATGAGAAGCTCATGCTGTCCTACCATTCTTCGGCGACGATGCGGATCGTCCGCCGCGTCCGCGCCGGTAGTCCGTTCTGGCGCCGTCGTATGGGGCTTTGGCCGTCGATGCTCACGCGCACGATCGGCCGACCCTGCGCCAGCAGCACGCCCGGCTGGCTCAGCGCCGTATAGATGGCGTCGACCAGGCTGCGATAGCGTGCCTCCCAGTCAGCGCGGTCGTCATTGGGATAAAAAAGATGAATGACGACGGTCCAGCTTCCCTGATGCGGCCGGTACGGCACCGTCCGCGGCTCCTCGGTCCCGGCCTCGCCGATGACGATCGCCAGCGGCCGGTCGATCTGGCAGTCGAGGTCGGTGACGTCGGTATAGTCCGCATCAGCAACGTCGGCGGCGCGTAGCGCGGGGAGCGCCCGCACGAAGGCTAAGACGTCCTGTTCGAATCGGAGCGGTCCGGCGCCCATCAGAGACGTCTCCCCATCCGGTCAGGCACTGCGCGATAGCCCGACACCTGATACTCCACCGCCGGGTCTTCCCAGGGATAGTTGAGATTGACGACCGGCACGGTGGCGTCGTCGGTCGGCCAGAGGTCCATTGTTGTGGCGCTGCCGGAACCAGCCGCTGCCGCTGCCGCGGCGTTGATCTCCGCGTTGGTGGCGTCCAGCATCACTTTGAGATTGCCGATGCGCTGCGACCAGGAAACGTTGACCTCGCCGGCGGCGTTGATGTCGATGAGTTCCCTCACGCTCCCCATGACCATGCCGATGGCGTGCCGGCGCGTCAGCAGATACTGCATCGCGCGCGAGCTGGCGCCGGCGTACAGTGACCAGAGGGTGCCGATATTGCGCGACAGGCGCTTATCGTGTGCGTCGCCAACTTCGAGCACGATCAGTTGCTGCAGCTCGGCATCGGTTGGTTCGGTGGAGACGGACATCGGCTAGGCGCCAGCCGACTTGCGCGGCGCCTTGCTTTCGCCAGATGCCGGGGGCGTGGCGGGCTCCGTCTCGGCCTCAGTCGCGGCGTGCTCGGCCGCGGCGTTCTCGTCGGCCAGTCGCTGCTCGGCCACGGCGCGCTCTTTCTCGGCACGTCGGGCCACGCCCTGCACGGTGTCGTCGTCATCGTCAACGGCATCAGCGCCACCAGGCGCGGTTGCGTGTTCGGTCATCGGTTCCTCCAGTGGGCCACGGACTTACGTGGCGTTGCGCAGGACGGCGAACGGATAGCGCGTCGATGCGTTGGCGTTATCGCGCGTCACCGGATTCGGCACGGCGAAGGCGTAACGGGCGACGACCCGGATCGCCACGAGGTCTTGCTGCATCAGGTTCTGGACGACGACGCCCGCCGCGTCGGTGATCACGCCCTGGTCGAAGGTGGTGTAGGTGATGTCCTGGCGGACACCGAGCACGCCCTGGCTGAAGTCGCCGGCGATCAACTGCGCCGCGTTGGCGCTGGTGGGCCAGAGGCCGCCCATCGCGTAGGTAATCGGGACGCCCCAGACTTCATTGGTGGTCGCCTGCGCCGCCATCGCCTCGCTGGTGATCATCGCCGCCCGCAGCGCGCCCCGTGTGGCGGCCTTCGAGACGGCGGCCTTGACGTCGAAGCCGTCCTCCTCGACCTTGGCGAAGGTGAGACTGATGTCGCCCAGCAGGCCGGCGGGGGCGGTGGCGGTGCCGAGGTTGACGAAGTTGGACGCGGCGACCGCTTTGGCGACGATATTGGCGCCGGTCCAACTCGCCGGGGCGCCGGTGCCAAAGAAGATCGTGTCGTCGAGGACACGGCCGACGGCGTCCGCCAGCATCGGCCGCAATTGTGCCCACATGTCGAATTGCGAGTCGTTGAAGACCGATTGCGGCACGGTGACGATGGCCGCGATCTCTTCGACCGTCATCAACACGTCGGTCCAGTTCGCCTCAGTGGTTTGCTTAAGACCAGTATCCGTCGGCGATACCCAGTATGCCGACGGCAACAGGCTCACCACGGGCAGGCGGCTCGTGCCGCTGGACAACTCCACCTGGCGGAAGAGTTGCAGCGCCGCGGACGCCTGGGTAATGGCCTCGATGATCGTGCTCGCGATGGGCTGGGGAATGAGGCCCGCGGCATCGGCGCGCGAGACGACGGCTGCGTACGACATTGAGGACGCTCCTTCGGGGTGATGAGCGTCCAGATGCACTCTTTATGGTAAAATACGGGCATGACAACGGTCGGCGGGCGCTGCAAACGCCCCCGACCTGGCCAACCTGTACGGGAGGTTGACATGGGCAGCATACCCGAATTGGAGCGCACCTGGGCGCGGTTCTTCGATCGACTGGACCGCACGAGCAGTCCGTCCGGGTGCTGGGTCTGGAAGGGCGGCCTCACCGGCGACGGCAGCGGCATGATCCGCTGGTGGGGCCGGCAATGGGCCACCCATCGCCTGTCGTTTCACCTGTTCCGGGGGCCACTGCCACCTGAGACGCGGTTGGAATGGACGTGTGGCGACAAACGCTGCGCCAACCCGGCGCACCTGATCGCCCGTCCCTATGCCAGCGATGCAACGCAGGGCGCCGACGCGCTGTATCGCCGGCGCCTGCTGGCCCGGCTGGACACGACCAGTAGCCCACGCGGCTGTTGGCTGTGGACTGGGCGTTCGTTCACGACGGGCTACGGCGCGATGAGCTATCGTGGTGTTCCGGAGTTGACTCATCGCCTCGCCTATCGCCTGCTCGTCGGGCCAATTCCCGCCGGCGGCCTCATCTTGCATGCCTGCGATGTCAAGGCATGCTGTAATCCGGAGCACCTGCGGGTCGGCGATTATGCCGCGAACAACCGCGACACCACCGAGCGAGGACGACGCAACCCGCCGCGCGGTGAAGCTGCCGGACGGGCGAAGCTGACGAATGCGGACGTGCGTGCCATCCGGGCGACGTGGCCCGAGGGTGGACACACCTATGCCACGCTCGGGCACCGCTATGGCGTGAGCGCGAGCACGGTCGAAGCCGTCGTCAAACGGCAGAGCTGGACGCATATCTGATCCCCGGCTCACCGTCGGTGCAGTGAGCTTCGAAGCAGGGAGTTCATGTCCTGGCCGGTCTGGGTGGGGGCGCCGCGGACGTGCCCGTCGGCGGAACCGTTGTCGCGGAACAGACGTGGCACCGTTTTACGCAGGTTCTCCAGTGCCGCCCGCACGCTGTCGCGTGTCGGCGTGCCGTCATCGTCGAATGCAATCTCGTCGGCGATGAGCTTGGCGACGGACGCCGGGTGCTCGGCGTGCGCGCGTTCCGCCGCCTCGATGAGCGCGTCACGGACGACGCGCGCGGATGCGGCGGCGGCGAGCTGGTCGCGCTCGCCGGTGATGCGGGCGATCTCGGCCGTTAGGCGTTCGACATCGCTCTTTTTGGCGTCGTCAACTTTGGTCTGGGCTGCAACGAGCTTGGCAACTTCGCGTTGCAGGCGCTCGCGTTCGCTGCGCTCTTTGGTGAGCGTCGCGCGCAGGCCATCCAGCGAATCGCTGCCGGCGGGATCGGTCGGTGGAGGGGCATCACGCCCGCTCTCCTGGGGAGCGTCACGCTCGCCCGCACCGTCAGTCGCGCCGCCTTGAGTCGGCTCCAGGGGCATCGCGCTCTCCTGGCCGCATCACGCAGAACTCATGCGTCCACTGTATCATGATTGTCAATACAGTGGAACGGGCGATAGGTTTTTCCGATCGTGTCGGTCACGCTGACGCAACGGTGGCCCGTGATGAGCCCTCCTTGGGTGGCGCCGGCATATCGGCCAGCATCGCCGCCGCCTCGTCGGCCGCATACCCCAGGTCGGTCAGCGCCCGATGCCGCGCCCCATACGGCGCTGGTGATGCGCAGATCTCCAACACACCCTGCTGCGTCGCCACGTCGTTGCCGCGCTCCCGCGTCTCGGCGCTGGCCCAGGTGATCTCCAGTGCGGCGGGCGCCCGGCCCAGCAGCCGCAGCGCCAGGGTCAGCGCCTGCTCCCAGGCGCCGCCGAAGGCCCGCTGCCGGTCGATGACCTTCTTCACCAGCCGCGCCTCGGACGACTTCAGCGCCTCGCCGCTCGGCCAGCCGCCGTCGTCCAGGCCGAAGTAATGCGACGGCACGCCGCTGACACGACTGATGTCGTGCCGGAACATGTCGGCCGTCGCCAGCAGTTGCGTCAGCTCGGCCGGCTCAAATTGCCCGAACTTCACGTCGGGGTTCTCCGCCTGCCACAGCTTGCTGGCGCCGGGGCTGAAGGGCGCGATGGCCCGGCCCTGTTCGTCGCGCTGGATCTCTAAGCCGGTGACGTGCCGTTGCGGGTAGGCGACGAACTCCATCGCGACGAGCATATTCACCAGCGTCGCGTTCAGGCCGTCTTGCAGCGGCAGCACGTCGCGCAGTTCGCTGGCGCCATCCTCGCCCTCGCCGGCGGGGTTGTTCGCCAGATGCACCACCGGCAGGCTCGGGGCGAGCGGGTTCGGCAGCGGCCAGGGCTCGTCGCCGGGCGCGTACGGCGTCAACTGGCGCGCGCTGGGCAGGCTGGCGGCGGCGACACTGGCGCCATCGGCCACCGTCCAGGGTGGTGACGCCAGCTTGTAGATCGCGTCGGGCCGGTAGACGTTGACGCGCCAGCGGTGCTGCGCCCGGCCGTCGGGCGTGTCGCTGTCGACCACGACCCACGCCTTGATTGCCCAGGCCAGCCGGTCGGCGCGCTCGCCGTCATAGGCCGCCGTCATCAGCGTCGCCGGCGACCAGTCGATGCGCGGCAGCCCGTCGGCGTCCGGCCAGACGACGAGATAGGCATCGCCGGTCGTCAGCGCCGCCAGGTGGGCGTCCCCCGATCGCCGCGGCAGCCGGTTCATCTGCCAGATCGCCCACGCCTCCTGGGCCGCGGCCGCATCCTCGGGGCGCTGGCCGGCAATGCCGACGACGGCCAGTCGATCGGCGACGGCATCGACGACCGGCGCCGACAGGTTGTCGCGGAAGCGGGTCAGCGTCAGGCCCAGGCCGGCGGCGGCGCGGTCGGGCCGGATGACGGGCGCGTGCAGGCCGGTGTAGTAGGCCTGGTAGGTGCGGGCGCTGGTGGCGGCGGCCGACAGGCGGTCGAGCGCCTGCTGCAGCAGCGCGACGGGGACGGACGGGGCGTCGGGGAGCGTGGCGACCATGCGAGCCTCCTGCCGCTACTTCGAGAACCAGAGCCCATATTGCGGCCAGCGTCCGTCCGCATCAACCGGGACCATTTCCCAGTTCCCGCGCACCTCGTCAATCACGCGGACATTGCCAGGCATGAACACCGGGTCGCCGACGATTTCGACGCCATTCTCGAAGCGATAGCGCAGGCCGACCGTCATCTCATCGGCGTCGTCTATCGCCGCGAGAGCGGCGTCGAACGTGACAAAGAAGTCCGCCGTACCCCCGTGGATGCCCACATGATACGTGACGCCGACGGTCGGAACTGCGATGGGCCCCATCTGCTCCCAATCCGCCGGCCATCTCGCTCGCCATTCCGTCGTCGCTTCGGTCACGCGGCGGCGCAGATACTCCGCCGGGTCACCCGAGCGTGGCCGCCGCGTCGCGCCGTCGCCGATGATCTCCGGAACTGCTGCCATCGAACTCTCCCTCCCTCGCCTAGAAAGCGGCGGCGCCATGGTGGCCGCCCAATAACAGATCGGTCAAGGCCCAGACGAGCGCGTCCACGCGGTCGGGCGAGTCGAGCGTGTCGGGCGTGAAACTCGCCATCTGGTCCTCGAGCTGGGGATGGCTGCCGACGTGATGGACCCGGCCCTGCTCGTAGGTGGCCGCCACTGGCTCCGCGCGGACACGCTTGCCGCGCGTGGCGGTGATGGCCCGGTAGGCGACACGCCGGTCGACCGTGTGGATCGTGTGGCCGACCATGTCGCCGCCGTTATTCACCTCTGCGACGATGCGATCGGCCTTGAACTCGTGATAGGCCGCGACCGCGCGCCGCGCCCAGCCGTCCGGCGACAGTCGACAGGTGCGATCGGCCAGGACGTAGCCGTCGCCGTCGACACCCTTCCCGGCGACGATGATGCCGGTCTCGTCGGAATCGTCGCGCGCACTGGCCGCCGGGTCGATGGCGACGACGACGCGCACCAGCGCGGGCGCGGCGGCCACGCGGGTGGCATCGAGGCCGTCCAGGGTCCACAGACTGCCAGGCACGTCCGTGAGCAGTTCGGCCAGCAGCTCCTGCCGTCCCAGGCGCGTGCCCTCGTAGCGGGTGATGATCTGCTGGAGGAAGGCCGGCGCCAGGTTGGCGGCATTGTCATACGTGCTGCCGCGCGTCACGACGGTCGTCGGCGTGCCGATCAAGTCGCGCACCAGTCGCGTCGGGCGCGGCGTGGTCGTGGCGACGGCGCGCGGGTCGGCCCCCAGCCGCAGCCCCAACATCGCCTGGTCCCAGGCCTCGGCGTAGCGCCAGGCGCCGATCTCGTCGGCCCAGAGCCGCTCGTGCTGTTTGCCGCGCAGGCGGTCGGGCTCGTCGGCGGTGAAGATCAGCGTGCGGGCGCCGGTCGGCCACTCCAGCCGCCGCTTACTGGCGAGGTAGGTCGGTCGCTCCGCCGGCGGACAGACGGCGAGCAGCCCGCTTTCGCCCTCGACCATGATATCGCGCGCGTCGTCGGCCGTCGCGCCGATGATATTGACGTAGCGGAAGGACTGAACGCTGGCGCGCACCCACTCGGCGCCGGTGCGCGTCTTGCCGAAGCCGCGGCCGGCCATCACCAGCCAGGTGCGCCAGTCGCCCGGCGGCGGCAGTTGCGCCGGCCGCGCCCAGACGCGCCAGTCGTGCTCCAGGCTGGTCAGTTCTCGGTCAGAGAACTCCGCCAACAGCGCCGTCCTGGTCGCCGGCGGCAGCAAGCTCCATGAGGCGGCGAGCGAGCCGGTCGCGGGCAGCATCGGTGGTGACCTCCGTTCGTTCGGTGGCTTCGCCGGCTTCGAGCCGGTGCTTGTCAATCAGGGTGCCGACGGCGCCAGCCCAGACCTGGAGGTCGCGGCCGGTCTTGACCTTCACCAGCAGGCGCTCGGCGACGACCAGGCCACGGTTCAGCAGCGCCAGCCGGTCGGCAGCCGCGAACTCGCGGGCCACCTGGCGACGCGCGTAGGCCGAGGCGCGTGCTTCCTCCGACTTCGCTGACTGGACAAAATCATGGCCCTCGGCGGCAGCGATGTTGGTGACGGAGCCGGCCGAGCAGCCGACGAGGGTGGCGATCTCATTGCGCGACCGTCCCTCATGCAACAGCGTCACGACGCGTTCGCGCACCGCGAGGTCCAGGGTCATAGCGCCTCCAGTGGACGCGGACTCTGACCAGTCATGCGGCAGTGTACCGTCATCGTCGCGCCCCCGTCCCCCGCACCGTCGGCCGGTTCAGCAGCCGCA